CCCGGCCAGCTCGTCCCGCAACTCCTCCGGCGTGGCTGCGTCTTCGGTCCCATCGCCAGAGCAATAGAGGGCCAGACTGCCACCCCGCAGGCCGATGGCGCTGCGCCCTCTCTTGCCGCCCTGGGCCGAGCCGTAGGAAGGCTTATCCACCGGCTTGCCGGAGGAAATGAGGGCAGTCACCGCGATAAAGTTATCCGCTCCCTCGTGCTCGGAGGTCATACGGATGTCGGGGCCTTTGTCCCAGGCGTAGCCCATCGGCCGCCAGGGCGTGCCGGAGAGCATGACCCCGCCCACCTTAAGCAGCGGGCAGGGGGTGCCGTCTGGGTTCCACATGCCGCCATTGAGCACGTAATGGGCCTTTGTTTCAGCCTTGACCTGAGAGAGCGTCTTGCGGCAGTTGGTGACTCTCAGCTCAATCCGCTCCACGGACGAGAGCGGGATGTATGTAATGAGCTTACTCATTTGATTCACATCCTTTTATCCAGCGATCCCGCTGTTGATTACTGTTCCGGGGCCAGTAGCCCGGCCAGCTCTTGGTACTCCTCCGGGGTGAGCCGGTCGGCGGCGAGATAGACATCCATCTTGTCCTGGAGCCCGTCGGTGCGGCCCCGGTCAATGAGCAGCTTGCAGAGATTAAATACCGTGTTCATGTCCTTCCCCTTCCTCAAACAGCATTGGTGGTGATTTCCAACATACAAAGTCGTTCCTCGTGCTCGGCCAGCATGTCCAGGGTGATGTCCTCTGCGGAGGGCGGCTGGGGCTCCGGCTCCGGCTCTGGGGGCCGCTCCGTGGGCGTGACACCCACCAGCTTGCCCTCCTCAATCTGGAGGTCACACCAGCCATAGGTCGCCCACACCGCGTCATGGAGGTGGGAGGGCACCTCTATGTAGCCATCCAGCCAGCAGACGCGCCGCCCGCTCTGGCTCTGGATCGGGTGCTGGCCGGTTTCCAGCGGGTCAATTTGGATGATGGTCATATTTAATTCACCTCTTATTTCTAAACTATGGCATAGTAGTGATATACAACTCCAGATGTATTAAATTGTACATCTGCTGCACCAGTCGGGCTAAGGCGAAAATACCAACTGAAAGTTTTTCCATCCGCTGATTTTTTACCGTAAGAATCTCTTGAGTTGTTAGAGTAGAAAAAACCAAAGCCTCTTGTATACTCAGTAGGGATAATACTGCTTGGAATAATATTAGAAACTGAGCCACTTCCAGAAGCGTCGATACTTTCATACGAATCTGTATGTTGCCTACCATAAATACAGAGTATTTTAAAGGGTTCGGCTAAGGTTATTTGATTAGGGTTGCTTTCGCCTGATTTTCCTGTCCCCACATAGCTCCCCAAAATAACCCTCGACCCCGCGTGCTCGTCCACGTACTGCTTGTTGGCGGCGTGGTTACCCTCTGTCGGATTACCACTCAGGGAGAGAGGCCCTTGCATTATCCCACCAGCCAGCGGCAGGAATGGAGCACTTTGCATACCAGCCAGAGCGGTGTTAAACTCCTCTTCGGTTCCGGTATATCCTTTCTCTTTTGCCGCCTGATAGGCGGACTTTCCAGGTGCACCATCCTTGCCGTCTGCCCCGGGAGCTCCGTCTTTGCCGGGCAGGCCCACCCCAGCAACTTTTTTGCCGTTTACAATGATGGCCATGTGCTACACCTCCACCCATTGCCACATATCCGGGGTATCCGGGGCCCACGTGCAGGGAATCATGTCCCCGCCCTCTGCCACCTTGTAGACCTTGCCGTTGTAGCTGTAGTGCTTACCCGCATGACAGTCCATGCCGTACACCCACGGGATGGGGTCGTCCACTGTGCCCGCGTGCTCACGGTCAATAGGACGGTAAATGGCGAGCATGCCGTCGTCGTGCGGAGGCATCTCCTCTTGAGGCGTTACCGCCTGCACCACCCGGTAGAGCTGGCCTTCGTCGTTGAGGATGCGTCCCGCAGGCAGTTCCTCGCCGTCTGCCAGTACCACCGCCCAGGTGGGAAACAGATCGGGCATGTCCAGGGCGTAGGCGTCCGGTATGGTCGTGCTGGTAGCCGCATAGGCCCGCATAGCGGCGGCGTATTGCGGAGTTAGTTCAGGTTCCGGCGGTCTTGTGTCCGGAGCGGCCTGCCCTGTTTCTGGGTTGTAGCGCCACCCCTGCTCTACATCGTCCTGTACCTCTACACAGCGCCGTGCAAATGCCTCGCTATACCACTTCTCTGGCGGGAGTGCATACTCCGGGATGATTTCGCGGACAGTGTTGTCCTCATTTAAATAGACTGTTTTCATTAAAATCACTCCCTACCGTAAATCGCCACATATCCATCGCCGCCTTTGCCACCTATGCCGCTGGGCTTATACTCGCTGGAACGAAAAGTCCATCCCGCTCCACCACCTCCTCCGCCACCACCGCGGGTACCGTTTTTACCCATTATTGCATTGCTCTGGCCGGTAGCTCCAGCGCCACCATTACCGGCTCCACCGTCACCGCCATTTCCGCCGGGAGTTGGCGGATCATTAAGACTAGGATTGCCCCCTCCGCCACCTCCGCCACCGAAAGGTTTAAACCCAACAATAGAAATAATAGGCCCGGCATTGCCATCGCCATCGCCATTGTTATTATGGCTACCACCACTACCACCTATCATGAGCCAACCAGGAACAATCTCATTGGGGGCGTAGCCACCACCCATGCCACCAAGATTGGCTATTCCACCACTGCCACCAGGTACGGTAATACCAAAAGCGCTACTGCTCCCACCAGCGGAGCCATTATTAGTGACGGACGGTCCCAAAGAAGAGACTGCACCAGCTCCACCAGTTCCAACAACAATATTATTGTTTTGAATTGTACTGCTATCCAAAACATGGAAACACGCTACGGCCCCACCCCCGCCGCCACCTCCACCGCGCTCTCCACTCGAACCTCCGCCTCCTCCAGCACCAACCACAACCACAAAAACATCTGTATATTTGCGGTCGAACGTATGGGTGTAGCTCCCTGGTGATGTGTATTCCTTTATCAGTTTATAGCCAAGCTTCTGTTTGAGAGTCTGGTCAACATGCTCGTCCACATAGCTCTTGTGGGCGGCGTCTGTTAGGTCAGTAGGAGCGGCCAGATTGGTTATCTTGTGCCCGGTCATATCCGTGTTTGCTTTAAGTGCAACACCGCTCTCAGAGGTCTGTAGCACCTGCGTCGTGTTGTTGACCAGGTTGATGCCGGAAGTGCCGACTGTGATCGCTGCTGCTCCCTCAGCCAGGGGGGCCTCAATCCGGATATTCCCGTTTGGCATCATCTTGATTTGAGCGGCAGAGCCCCCGTGCTTGATGGCCTTGTCCGCCGGGATGGTGATATCTCCCTGCATTGTCCCGCCAGTCAAAGGCAGATACTCGCCTCCGCCCTTCCCCGCCAGCTCGTCTATGGCCTCTTGTACGTTGGTAGCCTCCAAGCCGCTACCCGTGTTGCTGTAGCCCACCTGTTCGGCGGAGAGGTCGCCGCCCTCTCCGTCTTCGGTTACTTCGATGGTGTAGGGGCCGTCGCCCAGGCTTTCCCCCATCTGCATCGTGCCGCCGCCGGGGATTGAGAGCCAGGGCGCAGCCGTGGCGATAGCGGCTAACTGCGCGGCGTACTGCTCCAATGTGGTGCCCGACGGCGGTTCTACTCCCATAGCCTGTAGTGACGCTGCGATACTTGCCTTAGCGGCGGACAGACGGTCGATTTCGCCCTGAATACTCATACCACACCTCCAATCAGATTGCCGCAAGGGCCTCCTCAATGTCGCCCGTAAGGCTCACCGAGCCTCCGGTGGTGTAACCAGCAGGGACGGCAAAGGAGGTTGTGGTCAAGCCGTCAATCTCCCCGGAGACCGCCCCATTGTTTGCCATTGAGCCAGTGACCTTCGCGCCTTTTGCGTAAGCGGTCTTGCCATTAAGGATATCCCCGGCAACCGCTGTGCCGTCAGAGGTGTCCACATAAGCCTCCGGGATGGCCGCTACCTCAACGGACGTGAGCACCTTCCCGTCCGTAGGCTCTACCGTTTGGACAGACTTGTTGGGCGTAACACTCTTCGTCTCCGGGGTGATCTGCACCTTTCCTGTTCCGCTGTGATAGCCCTTCGGAATGGTGTAAGACAGCTTTTCCGGGGTCAGCGTTTCAGTTACCGCCCCATTGTTTGGCATGGTACCTGTGGTGGTCTTGCCTGCCTTGTCCACAAACACCTTGCCAGTCAATACGTCAGCGGCGGTAGCCGTAACGGCGGATACGTCCTGGTAGTTCCCGGGGATGGCAGCTACTGTCACGTCGGACAGGCCATAATAGCCGGGGTCGGGTGTCACGTTCTGTTGGGCTTTGGTAGGCGTGACGGTCTTGCTCTGGAGGTTATAGTTTCCGCCTCCGGACACCCCAGAAACCGTTCCGCTTCCGTTGTGGTAGCCTTTGGGGATGGTATATGTATCGCCCTCTTGGACAGTAGCAGATACCGCTCCTCTGTTCTCAATTCCCTCAATTTCCGTTGCCAGCTTGGTCAGATCGTCCGTGCTTGTGCCGATGCCCAGTTCAACGGCCTTTGACCTGATAGTGTTCCGCGCTGTTTGGATTCTGCTGATTTCAGTTGCTACACTCATACTTTCCCACCTTTCAAATTGTCCCTAACAGGATTTCGATATTGCCTACCGTCTCCTGCACCGCGGCTGCGGTAATGGGGAGCGTATTATCACCCTCGTCAAAGCCGTTTACTGTGTCAACAGATAACGTCCTTGTGTCTCTGTCCAGCTTTAGCCCGTGCCCGATGTTGTAGGATATACCTCCTCCACTCTCCGGTAAAGGGATATCCGACGCCTCATACCGTCCACTGTCCTGGTTCCAAATCTCCCAAAATCCATCCAGGCCGGGCCTCGGGGGATGCTGGTTCAGCTCTGTGATACGCTCCTCCATCTGCTCAAATTCGGAGGGCAGGGGAGGCGGGAAAGCGTCTACGGCGTTAATGGAGTCATGGACCGTTGCGTAGAATATATTACTGTGCCGCACCTGCTCCCCGAGTGTACCCCTAACCTGCATTAAATACTGGCCGTCATCAGCCAGCATGGAGGCCGTCAGCAAGGCGGAGTACACTTGCCCGACGCGCTGGAGCTGGATAATATTCTTCTGTCCGTCCTTCTCCACATCCACCTTTAAGTCCCACTCGTCTGTAAGGTCGGTGGAAATTTCAAGGGCTACAACCTCATTGTCGCCCTCAAACCCGAGGCAAAATTTAGGCGGGGTGCAGATGTACCAATCCGTCATGATGAGCATTATGCCCCGCCCCCATCCATAGCGGCCACCTTGTCCAAAAGGGCATCGATCTCCTCACCGCTGTATTTGCTGGTGTAGTACCCGGCCGGTTCTTCTGCGGCTTCTCTGGCTAATAATTTCCGCTCAAGTTCTGCTACACGCTCCTCTAGAGTCAGTTCCATTTTCTCACCTCAGACAATTAGCCGACGGCCAAGCCGATCCAGCAACATTTTCCCATTTTTGTCTTTCATCTGACCTGATGGTATCTTTTTAGGCACACCATAATACAGGATAATTCCACCCGGTCCTCCGGTTCCTCCAGCACCGCCAGCGCCGCCCTTTCCCGGAGTCCCATTGGAAAGAGACGTGGAAATATTGCACCCAGCGCTGGGCCATGAATTTTTGTTGAGTCTTACGATGTAGCTTCCGCCTCCGGAACCTCCGCCGCCTCCGCCTCCATGTCCTCCATCCCCGCCGTCTCCAATGTTTCCCTTTGCCGCTGGTGGCGGTGGAGTAGCGCCGTTCCCTCCTGGGCCGGGCGTTATAGAGAGCGAGCCGTTAAATGTTTTTTCTTCTTCAAAATTAAGCCCAGTATCCACATTAGCACGCGCGGAGCCCGATCCGCCTGGGCCACCATTTGCACCTACCGCAGCGCCACCCCCCAGTCCTCCGTAGCTATTCCCGTCTACTGATACCGCATAAACCGAACTATTATCAAAATAGCCGCGTTTTGATGCACTCCGGTCATTCCCTTTTGCACCTGGGATAAAATCGTCAATGTGGTCACCTTCGATTATCTCCCAAGACGCTTCTCCAGTTCCACCGCTTCCCCGGCCTCCTGCCCGTCCGGGAATGCCGTTCTTTGCATACACTACTCCGGATATCTGCTCGGTGTATCCAGATTCAATCGGTGCTCCGGAAGTGGATGTATGCTCACCGAATGTGGTTGCCGTGCCTTCCGCATCTGACCCACCACCAGTCCCGGATTGGAAGGAAAAGACCTGACCCGGCGTTACGTCCAGATTGACCTCATAGATGTCACCGCCGAGGCCGCCTTCTCCACCTTCGCCACCGTCCCCTCCAGAGCCCGGTGACATATTTCCAGAATCATAATAGAGGGAACTCCCGGAGAACCGTTTTCCGGAGCTCCCATTTTCGCCAGATTTGCCTGGCTTCCCGCCCCGGCCGCCGCCGATCAGTACGGCTCTGACATTGGTCACGCCATCCGGGACGGTCCATTGTCCGTTACCTGTCAGTATCTCAACCTGGTCAAACAGGACCGTCTCCTCATATTGAGGCGGCTTGTAACCTACTACACCAGATTCAGCAGCCCGCAGGATTCCGCTCATTGCCAAGTCTACAGAGGCCAGAAACACCTCCGCCGTGCCCCCATATGGGTGAGCTGTACGCACCACGTCCCCAGGCTGTTCTCCGCTCCAAACTGCATCCTGCTGGATGGTTTCCTGGTGGGCATAATATTCCGCCAAGCGTTCTGCTACGCCTACTGAGTTGACCAGAGACACCAGATATGCCTCTTTGACTGTAACATCGTCACCCTCGCCATTTGCCGCCACTGGCTGGGTGATGTCCCGCATGTGGTGGAGGTAGGGGGTTCCGGTGAGGGTGCCTGTACCGGCGGATACTTTAGCGTAATTGCAGTTACTCTCCAGGATGGTAAACCCATTAGCTTGCAGATTATGAACCGGATCGTCAAACCGTACAATATCGCCCTGGTTCAATGCGCCAGTGAATAGTTCCTTGCTCTCTGTTCCAAGTTCCCATCGGTGCTCCGTTACAATGACACGGGATACTGGCGTTCCATAGTTCACGGAGCCGTCAACAAAGCACTTATCCTGGCCTCTGACCCATCCTACACCACTATACAGTGACGTAATGCGCAGCACACCGTTGGCGAGGGTGCGAAGATAGGCTCCGATGGCAAAGAGCACTTGCGCTAAGTTGTCTCGCGCCGTGGCAATGGGCAGCCATCCGTATAACTTGTGGCCCTGGAAAATGGTTTTGATTTCTACTGTTACTCCGGTACTTGATACGATGTCAGACACCACTTCCGCCACCGTATGGCCGGTGTAGAGCCCGCCATAGTGAGTCTTGCCCATAAGGAGGCCCATTGCGGATATTGCGCTGAAACGGTAGGTATACCTACCTATGCGCGCCACTTCTTGCACATAAAACGTACCAATCAGTTTACCTTTGTGTTCGTATACCATTTTGTCGTTGCGCACGTATTGGGTCAGGCTGGTGTCCTCACTGTCCACTTCAAACTCCAGAGTATTGGCCGCAAGGGAATCCGACAGAGCAGAGGTCTCCAGCAGGCAGTCGCCAGTAGTGAGGCGGTAAGCCGCACCCAGGTCGTCCGAAAACTCCTTGCCTGCATATGTAATGCGGTTTCTCACGTGCTCACCTCATTCCGGGATTCGTTGCGGCTTCTTTGCCATAAACTGGATGCTTAAATTCCCCCACCAGTTTTCTGTGTCTGTCATAGTAATCAGAGCGTCATCGGCATTCTGGATATATGCTTGGAAGGAAATTGTGCTTTGCCCGTAGGGCATGACCACTTTGTGGCTGTTTACCGGGGCGGTTAGCACCTCATACATGGCATCGTAGTCCGCGGAACCGGGTTCCAGACCTGTGAGTACCAGCGTGTAGTGATAGTACGTACCAATCAAATCCCGCTCGTATTCGCCGCTCATGAGTTCACCGGCGTTCTGACCATCTTTGATGAGGGCGGAGCGGCTCAGGCTCTCTACACCTACACCGGGGTAGCCAACACCATCGATAGTAAAAATACTGTCCACCCATTATCCTCCTCTGGTTAGCGACGTACCCTGTCGGTTCGCTTCTTCGTCGATTCTAGGCTTGAGGAACCGTGCCGCTTCTTTTGGCTTGACCTCGATGTCAACCTTTAAGCGCTGCGGTGCGGCGCTTTGCCCCTGTTCATTCTGGCCTGTCTGAGCATACGCACGGTGAGCGGCGAAGGGGTCTGCATAGGCAGAAGACGGCATCATTGCTGCGGTGGCCACGGTTACGCGCTGTTCCATGCTCGGGATAGAATTTTCCAGAGCCCGCAAGACACGGTTCCGCCCGGCTGTAAGGCTCTCAGCCCCCATAGTGTCCGCTCCATTTGCTGTCACAGGCGTATTTGCTGGCCCATTGGAAGGAGCTGGGATAGAGCGCCCAGTAGGCCGCGCGCCCGATGCATCGGTTGGACTTGCTGACCGACTATTGGATGTAGACGTTGTATTAGTGCTTTTATCTTTTACACCGATTAGCTCCAAGAATCCACTAATTGCCTCCCCTATCCAGCCAACAAGTGTTGCTACAGCTTCGATTATTGTCCCTATAACAGTTGCGATTATCTCAAGTATCGGAGAAATAGCCTCGATTGCAGTAGCTAATGCGTTGACAACTGCAACGATAGCAGGGCCAAACGCATCCATAAGTTTGGTTTTGAGGTTGCCTATAGATTCTCCGAGCACAGCAGTCGTTTCGTCCAGATCTGCCTGTGCATCTCTAGCTTCCATAATAGACGCATTGTTTTCATAGAACGTATCAGCCGTTTCTTGATATGCGCCTCCCAAAAGCTCGGTTAGATATTTCGCCCTGCTTGTTGTGTCTACAAACTGCGAAAGTTTATCATTCACTTCATCTTCGCTGATTCCAACCCAATTCAAGGCATCCGCCAAGACTCCCGTGACCTCTCCTGTTTTTGCTGTTTCGTTGGCAGCCTCAATCAGGCCCTCAATTGGTAGGGCATCACCGAAGGTTCCGTACACTCCCGCCGCTATGTCGATCCATTCAGACACATCCTCGCTACTGGTTGCAAGCTGTGCAAGGAGCTGAGAAGCCTCTGTTGCGGTGTCCGTTTCACCGAGGATTCGGTAGAATCCCCTATACGCCTCTGTGGCAGTCTCTTGGCTAAACCCAGCAGTCTCAAAGGCGGTATTGAGCATAGCCATGGACTCCCGGTACTCCTCGGTCGCTTCGTCTAGGTTCCAAATGGCTTGTGCAGCTTGGATGGCTAGATCAAGTAACTTGGTCATTACGCCACCAGCGAATGTCCCTATCGCCGTACCAAGCGTATCAAACCCTCCAACCGAGCCTTCGGCGGAGTCTCCCATATCATCCAGACCACCAGCGGCGTCTTTGGCGGAATCGTTGACTTGTTCGAGTGCTGGGTCAAAATCTTCCAGCTTGCGGGCCGCGTCATCCGCCTTCTCACTAGTGCGGTCTATAGATTCGCCGAAATCATCCAGCTTGCTCTTTCCCAAGGTGCTATCCAGATGGTCAGCGGCGGTCTCCATCGTTTTTAGACTTCGCGCTGCAAGTTCAGCCGCTCCCGATGTATCCTCGGCGGCCTGCTGGACATGGAGCAGGCCGGTCACCGCACCATCAGCAGCTTTTGCCATTCCTGCTACGGCCTCTGTCCCTGCTTTCAATCCGGCATCAGATGTTTTCCCCAGTTTGGAAAGCCCTTTTCTAAAGCCACTTTCGTCAATTTCCGTGCCGATTTTTACAGTTCCGTCGTTTGGCAACCATTACACCTCCCTTGAAGGGGCCCGGCACGAAGTCGCTACTTTTGCATGTTCCTTGCGTCCTCAAACCGTCGCTTCACATAATCTTTCAGTTCATTTTCTGTACGGTGAGCCGTTCCGGCTGCACCTGGCAACGCATACCGAGTTTTCATCTGGCGATAAAACTGCTTTTGCCCTTTGGGCACATCTTTGAGGTCTATCGTGCGGTAGCGCATGATCTTGCAAAGCTCACAATCATCCGGCAACGCCTGGAACAGCGCCTTGAACTTCCACCAATGGAGTCGAGCCGTGGTCAAATCTATCTCGTACGCACCCATAAACGCGGAAAAGATATAGGCACTATCCAGCTCGAAGTCAAACGCCGGATTTTTGTTGCCCTCACCGCTCCTATGCTCACTAGATGCCCCCTCAAAGAACTGGACCATAGCCTCAAGAGATGCCTCAGAGACCGGGAGACCAAACTGCTCCATCATTGCATAGATCCTCGCTGACTTTTCTTCGTCCCCTTCCTGACTGGTCAAGATGCTTTGGAATCCGATCCATACCCGGAAATCAGTATCGACCGGATACTCCATTCCCCCAACCATGACGGATTCCGGTGGCTGTCGGTATAAGCTCATTTCTTTTGTAGCTCCGCCAGCTTAAGCAGCTTCTGAACCTCTGGTTTATTGAGGATGTCCCTGGCCTCTTTCAGTTTGGCCTCCGCTCTGGCCTTTCGAGCCGGTGCATCGTATGTGTTTACGATGTCCATACAAGTGTGCATCAGCTCGTTTATATCTACTTCTTCCAGCGGCGGCAGGCATCCAGGGGCAAGGCCAACGGCGAAGGCGTGGAGCTTCTCTACAGCCTTCCGCCGGGTCAGCTCGCCCGCCTGATAAGCCCGGTCTGTCTCCACCAGACCGGCAATCTGATCATCTACGGCCAATGTGCGGGGCGGAAGCTCATAGGATTTCCCAAGGATATTGACCTTGTAGTTCATGGTCTTCCTCCTCGCACTCCAACAGAGTAGCTATAAGCAGTAGGTTTTGTCCCGACGCTGCGCAGGTCGATAGAGATTGCCGAGTTCTCTCCTGCATTCCCACCGCCGTCGGAATTGACAATGATGGAGACCTGACCCTTCTCTCCCTTGCCGGTAAGGACGGAGAAATACACATAGGGCACCACCACCGCTTGTCCAACGCCGTGGGCGATGTCCAGGCCAAAGCAGTAATCCTGAAAAGCGTCACCAATATAGCGGTCGCCCGTGATGGCAAAGGTACGCTGAGTGCCGGTCTTTGAGGTGGACAGGCCGGTACGGATGTACTGCTTGTCCTGTGTCACAGGATTCATTTGAGGGTCAAGGCCAGCAATGCCCATCTGTACCACGGTATAGTCCTTCTCGGTGGCTTCTTCCTCCAGATTGATACCCACTGCAAGTACCCAGTCATCATTGGTTGCAAAGCCGGCAAACTCATCCGACGGTGTATAGCCAGCCATTAGCTCCGATACTTTCATTGTTTAAGTCACTCCTTTACTGGTAATACCGCACCCTGACCTGGAACATATATTTGGCAACCGTACCTGCCTCATTTACTCCAGCCAAGTTTGGCATGTTTTGTAAGTTCTCAATACTCAATACGTCGCAACCTTCAAACAAAGGAAATTTGCGAGCCCTGTTCTGCTCATCAATCCAATCCATAAATGACTGTACCGTTTGAGCCTGTTCTGCATTTTTCTGTGTCGTGCCTTCGTCTTGCGGGAGCATCTGCACCACCGCGAAGTCGTATTGTCTGATTCCATGACCCCGGATGTGCCGCTCCTCCCACGCTTCGCTGTATACGGTTTCCACGCTCACACGCCCAGGCCGTTCTGTCGCTGAATTAAAGTAAAGAAAGGATTTCACGGCTGGGCATTGTTCCAGATACTCCAGAATCGCCTTGTTTTTGTCTGCCATGAAATCACTTCCTTTTGATATAATCCTCAATGTCGGCCGCCAACTGTTCCCCTTTTGCTACGGCCATAGCCTGTTCCCAATGGGATGTTGCTAGAGGATGCTTATCTGTCGAATACTTTAATTTGCGGCTTGTAGGATGCTTTGAGGTGCTCCGTTTTGCATATGTACTCCCTCTGTCATCTACAAATACTTTCCCTGCCCACTGGAAGTGTGCATATGGCGATTTGTAATGAACATATTCTTCCGTGATATTCACCTTTTGATCGAGGGTGCCACTATCCATTGGGACATAAGGGGAGCAGTATGCATGGAGACGAGTGTGCGCATATTTCATGACATCTTTGTTAAATATACGTTTTACTGTCTGTCCAGGGCTATAAATCTCTACTTTGACACTCATAACCCCTCCAAGCGCACATGACCCAGCGGAAGTCCTGTGTTATCTCTTACCACCCGTACAGTCATGCTTTCATACTTGGAGGCTACATCAAGCACATTGTCGGGTGTTACTTCTTCTGCTACTCGCCCATGCACCACAATGTCGCCTACCGACGCAGAAAAGCCTTTCATGTCAGTTTTCCATGTTCCATACGGTCGATAGTCTACACTTTCCGGGATGCGCACAGTCACGGTCTGTCCAAGAGATACATCCGTTCCGGATACTCCCCTCACCGTTGTTTTCACCCATACGCACCGCTCTAGTGTAGTTTTCTTCCAAGCATCCAATCCGTCCGGGCTATCCTCGGCCGCTCTGCGGTTCAATAAGGTTATGTTTTCCTTAAACAATGGAGTCATGATCCCACCCCCAGGTTGACCAGCTCTACGGGCAAAATTTCCACGACCTGGTCATACACAGATCCCATGATTTGCTCCTCTGTCCTTGCAGATGCGTAACTGATAGACAGCCCATCATTGCTCGTGCTGGCGATGTTTGATTCTCCGTTTTCGACCTTCCGCAGCGCGTCAATAATAAGCATCATACAGAGCTGGATGTCCTCGTCCGATTCTGTAATCCGGTTCTGAGTCCAGTAGTCCAACTTCTTCTGCGCCAATCTGGATAGGCGGGGGAAAGCCGACGCATCGGCCTTCCCGCCTAATGCTGTATACTGCTCAAATGTAATATAGTCGCACATCAGCCTTCCCCCTCCCCATTAGGTCTGCGCCGTTACAGTGGTGTTCCCGGCGTTAAGCGCCTTATAGGTGCCGTCGGCCTCTACCACCGTAATCTTATGCCCGGTTGTTGCGGTGATATCGGATACGCCGTCCCAGGTAGTCCAATTACGTACACTCTGCCCATACGTCACAACAGGGGCCGTAGTCGCATCGGTCTTATACTTATATACATTGCTGGCGAACTCCTTGCCGGGAGTCACAGTCAGCTTTGTGGTTCCAGAATCGGTGCCCGCAGAGGAGTTGATGGTCAAATTCCCGAGTGTGGGGGTGGTGTCTACATCAATGACCGCGATGGCGTCCTTATACTCCGCAAACAGGGTCATGCCCATGATGGCAAAGCTCTCGGACACGGCGGTGTGGTAGTTGCCCTCCACATGGAAGCCGATCAGGTTGGTTTCGCCGTCGGTAGTATAAGCCAGTCCAGCCCGAGCGAAATCGCTAGTGGAAGGGTCCACGTAATAGAGAACGATGTTCTCGACCGGAGTAGCAATTACCCTGCCACGGGCAATCTCTTCGTCGGAAAGCAGAAACACGGTAGAGAAGCCCATGAAGTTTTGCACGTACTGAAATCCGAACGCCGTCTGAACCGTAATGTCCTTGTCGCCAAGATAATCATACAAATCCAGAACGTTCGCAAAGCCGACCACGTTAGTGACTGTACGATGAATCTGCTTGAACTTGTTGATAACGCGGCCCTTCGCCATAGCAAGAGCTCGCTGCCAAGTCGTTTCCGTACTGGTCAGCTCGCCAGTATTGAGATACTCATAAAAGCGGCGGGTCACGTTGTCCTGGAGCTCATACAGGAAAGCGTCGTCAGTCATACCTACGGCCACATCATAGCCATAGGTCTTGATAGCCTCGATGGAAACGGCCTTAGCGTATTTCTCCACGGTCATTTCATCGTATGGCTTTTCGATGATGGATGCCTTAGAATAGGGGATTTCTTCACCCTCTCCAACCGTCCCGCTCTGGAGGGTCAAGGAGGCGGTCTTGCTCTTGAGCACCGCGCCCGGTTCCTTGCGGATGGGGCGCATAATGCCCATAATCTCTCGCAGATGCTCCCAGTTCCGCGCAAAGCGGGTTACAAAGTCAATTACGCGCGCGGTAGACTGGATATCTGCGGTTTTGGTCAGGTTATCTTTTGCTGCCATAATTTCACTCCTTACTGAAATAAATCGAGGTGTGTAGCGATTGCGGATTGACGCTCTGATGCATCTTTGATGGACATAATCTGATCTTTAGTCATGTTGCCGTCCGCATCGGCCTTTGTAACGCCAGGAATTTTCAGCGGTTCGTGCTGGGGGTTTCTGAAAATGCCGTCCAGATCTTTTGTCATGGCGGTAAACAGGTCAGCAGGCTTTTTACCCTTGTTTGCGGGGTCTTGGATGGCCTTTTTTAATTCACCCAGGAAGTGGGTGCGGGTGTACTCGTTGACGAACTCCCGGCCCTCTAGAGCGCTTTCGGCGGTCTGCGTAAGGATGGCATCCATCTGCGCCTCCTTCTCTGCCTTGGCCCGCTCCGCCTCGGCCTGTTTGTAGCGGTCAAGCTCCGCCTGGATGGCGGCGGTGTCTCCCTTGGCTTTCTCCAAGTTGGAGATCGCTTCGTCCTTTTCTGCGAGCTGCTGCTTTAGGGATTCGATCTCTTCCTTTTGCTCTTTGTCCTTCCCTTTAGCTACATATTCCCCAGTAGACAAATCTGCCAATTTCATACCCTTTGTCTTTTCGTTGAACTGCGCCAAAGTCAAAGACTCTCCGTTGAAAATGCTGGTAAAATCCATTCTGTCCCTTTCCGCTCCCTAAAGGACTTTAATTTGTAAATCCGGTGCGCCCACACCGATATGGGGAGCGAGCGCAGTTAAACCTCCGCGCCAAGAGGAAGTTTTTATAAAATCCACAAAGGTGGGTTTTATCGTCAAATTGCTCCAGCCTCTTTCCATGCTTGATAAACTTTCGGCCCTTGGATGGCGAACCAATCTACCATTTCTTCATTGTCTGCCCAACTTCCTTGTATTTCAACGCTGTTACTGTTTAACCCACTTTCATACAGGAATGCGTGTACGATTTCGTGTCTAACTGTTTGTTTCTGCAATCTTTCGCAGTATGTAGTGGTTTCATGCTCATTCCCTCTATATGTGGCCATGTCACAATATACAATCTGCTTTTCCATAAAATCGCAGTACCCACAGATAGATCTTCGTTCAAACGCCTCGTCTTCATCGTATTTTTTGCACATGATAGAATACTCAATGCCCAAAATATGAACTGTCATACTCTCTGCACCGTTGGCCCTGTCATAGACCTTGTCCTTTCCGGCCTGGGGGTAAGACCCGCCTGTTCGCAAAATCGCTTATATTCTGCGCTTAGCGCCGCTGACTTTTTCCTGGCCTGTGTAGCTCCCAGCTTGTCGCCTGCGGCCACCATTGCGTCCCGCTCGTCCTTTGCATAGCGTATAGCCGTCTCCAGTTGCCTTTGTTTTTGGCTGGCCTCATAACGGCTCATTTTTTGCCCTTTGTACTCGATCCGCTCAGAGGAACGCCTATTGATATCCTCCAGATCTTTGCGGGTGTATACCGGCTTCGATACCCCCAGTACGATGGGTGTTACAAAGTGCTGACAGTTCAACGTTCCAATGGGACGTTCCAACTTTCGGTTGATGCTTTCCCATTCTTCTTTGCTATATTGCCTCCCCTGGATATGCCGGTGATCAGGAGCGCAAAGCCCATGTGCGGAAACTTCTACTCCATCTGCTCCAAACTCCTTTCCTGTCTCCTCCATCATCTCACTGTTTAAGCGACGCACGCCCTCCAGGATATTCATCCGAGCCGAGGAATCCAGCCGCCTGGAGTATCCACTTTCCCATGTTAGGCGGCGGAGGCCGCTTCGTGCCATGTCCCGGACAGTGGAGCGCATGGCAGATTGGTAGTCTACAACGCCCGTCTGCACATAGGTAAGCGCACGGTCAATGGTGGAGATGTAGTATTCCCGCAGCGGGACGGTCTGCTTGCCGCGCGTGAATCCAATCATGTAGGTGTTGGAGATATTGGAGGTGCCTTCCATAGCCTGGCGCTTTGCGGCGTCAACAAAGACGCTGAGGGCAGAGCGGGCAGCGTAGCTTTGCAAAACATCCATTCCTTTTGCTTTGTAAAATGTATTTGCAAAATCTATGTTCTGTTTTGCTACTTCTTCAAAGAGCTGCTCAATCTCTCGCTGGTTCATTCCCATAATTCGGGCAACTTCTTTTTCTATGGCTTCCAGGTCTGCCCCCGCATACTCAATCGCTGTTTTTAATCTTTGCGCATCCGCCGTTCCGATATCTCCGATTTTCCTGATGCGCTCACATATCCGCTGTACTACATAGTTGTTTAGACTTTCCAGGTTCCCAACAATGTCGTCCGGCAACCCCTCAATCCAAGATTCATTCAGAAGTCGGTTCATTTATGCCCGGCTGGAACGCCGCCTCCTGTATATATTGGCTGCCTGTCTCCTCTGCAATTTCATCGACCCTGGCCTTTGCGGTTTCGTAATCCTCGTCCATCATCCAGGCACGGACCTCGGCCTTATCCACTGCACCGATACCCTCCGCAATGGTCAACTGGTTGAAGTGCTCGTTCAACTGCTCAATGTACGATGCCGACCAATCATAATGTGTCTCCCACGGCCCAATCGGAGCCAGATTATTATAATTTGCAATCACATCCACAGCGCGAAGCAGATCGTCGGTTCCTCGTTCCAGCGCTCGACGGAACTTGGTGATGACTGCAAATGTCGAATTTAACGCCGCTCGCATTTCTGTTGCCGTCGCGTAGGACGTAGTAGGTGGGGTCAGGATTCCAGGAGAGAGTCCACACAGGAGTTCCACCATTTTGTTATTGACTGTGATCCCAACCTCCAGGTCTGAACCCCGTATCTCTGGCGAAAATTCCTGAATCAACTTTCCGGGATTTGAATTATCTCCAACGCCTCGCATCATTTGGAGGAAACGCCGCTTTTCCTGGGGGAACACAACATTCCCGTTTTCGTCTTTTGTCAGCAGTGTCTTGTCCGCAAAAATCATAGTTTCTTTCGCGCTGTACTCCCGGTTAAAACGCTCATATGCCTCCACAGCTTTCGCCATAGGTTCATCCACGCCAGCCGTGATTTTCACGCCGTTCACTCCGTTTACGTCTGCCCGGTTGACTGTGGGGGACTTATAGCGGCCAAACAATGGGCGATCCACGTTAGGGATGATTTGTGTTTCCGGGATACCCTTCCACGCATCTACCTCCGACAACGGGATTTCAACTGAGCCCCGGAAAGCTATGTTGTAAATCAGGAGTGCACTTGTACTTTGCCCACTTTGGGCCTCTGCTTCACGGAGCATCTGTACCTCAAAACGCTGGTACAAATTCGTTTCCGTCTTAATCTCTCCGACCTTCATTATGCAGGATAGGATGTCATTCCCGATGGATTCGCAGACAACAAAATCCCGATTCTTGATGATGTCGACCCCAAGCCGCTTCCCGTCCGTATATGGCTTGATGATGCAGTCTCCTGTCCCGAGTGCTACTTCCGCAGCCACGTCCATACGGTCGCCCATATAATAATCCAGGAAATCTTGGAGGAACTTCGCTCTTGCGCTCTCTCCCTCGATTGTGATAGTACTGTCCTGCATGGTCAGCGTGGCCACTTTATTGGCAATTACCGCCGTCAGCGAAATGGACGACATATCGCTGTAATCGTCCCGGTATAAGGGCTTATCCTGTAGCTCCAGGCCCATCTTTTTCGCTAAGTACAGCACAATATTTTTTATAAAGCCCGTTGGATTCACCCCCAATTCAGCCAGTCAAATTCTCGTCTTAAAATCGTGTGGCAGAAATAACGCGCATCATCCATTGCGTGGTCATTTTCTTTCTCCACTTCCTCCATGATGTTGTCTCCCTTGTCTACTGCCCAGGAGTAAAGGCCAAATTCGGAGATGCAGTCTTTACAAGATGCGCCAATCTTGAGTCTCCCTGCTTTGAGGAGAGAGGAAACTGTCGCAATTCCTGAGAGAACGTCATTTACCGCATTTTGAATAGAAAAACGATCATGTCTACGCACTGTCTCTTTGAAGGACGATGCCGATGGATCTATCACTATGCTTTCAATCGGGAGATGCCCCGCCAGCTTTTCTATCTCTGCATAGTGTTCCTCGTCTGTTTTTGGCCTCCCCGTTTCTCGGCCGTCATAGTAATACTCTCTCCATCGGTAGGCCACGCCTTTATAGACTGCCCATAGCCCTGCCGAGAATGGATTTAAAATGCCATAGTCAACAGAAATGTAATACTCGGTTCCTGGTCTTGTTTCTCCTGATTGATCAAGCCAGGGAGTCCTATCCGTGGTATGCTTTTTTTCGTCAAAATCCTGATACACTCTCCCGGTTGGGTCTACCCATAATCCTCGCACATACCAGTCGTAAAATACGCCAGTATATCGAGCACGATACTGCTCCAGAACTTTTTCAGACAGTGCGGGATTATCCGTCATCTCAAAATGGAGCCGCAGCGCGTTCTTTTCAGCCGATTTTAAAATCCACTCACGATAAAACCAATGCTTTGGCCCTTTTGGGTTACACGAAAACCAAACCTTGTTCCCCGTCACAGAGCATCGGGCCAGCGCTTGCTCCACAAAGGAGCGAGGCATCAGCACAACCTCGTCCAACAGCACCCCGGCCAGCGTCCGGCCCTGAATGAGAGCGAAGGAGCTCTCATCCTTGCCGCCAAACACCTCAAAAAAGTTGGTCACAGCGCCCCGGCGGACTTCAAGGATTTTGTCTGATCGCCGCCAGCGAAGTGTGTACCGTTCTTTTGCTAAGGTCATAGAGATAAACGGTACAATGATATTTTTCGAGGTGCTGTCCACCGTCTTGCCGCAAATGCCAAATCGCTGGCTGGAGAACCCCCGCATAGCCCAATCCACAAACGCCCACATCATAATGGAGGTCTTACCGGAACGCACAGCGCCGTCACAAATGAGTGCGTCGTACTTGGAGTAGGGGAAGGCGAGGATTTTCTTTTGCTTCTGACTAATCATCACCCAAGACCTCGCACAATCTCTTTTTCTCGATCTGACAATTCCCACACATGAATGCTTGCTTTTTCTCGTGCCGCTCTCTCTGCCGCCGCTCTCTCTGCCGCCGCTCGGTCACTGAGTAAAAGCCCCGAACCAAAGATAGCCTTTCCGTGTAATTTTTGGTTATCCAGATAGCCAACTTGCATACAGTCATCTTTGCTGATTTTGAAATCAACACCATATTTGCTGTATCTCTGGAGCAAAGCCGCTGTTACAACGTGGTCGGGGTATTCGTACTTTGGTAATTGCCTGGTCTTCTCTTTCCTCAGCCTGTCGCTGGTTTCGGTTATCAGCCTCCCCAACTCCGGGGCGGTCTGCGCTACGATGTCGCCGCCATAACTGGTAACAAACGCCGTTCGCACAACTGCACCGTTCTCGTATGTAATATTTGCATCGCAGATTATGTGGTTCATCCGCTTAAAAATGCTACGCCCGGAAAAGGCGGTCAAGGATGGAGCAAACAGGAAAAACGGAATTCCCCTGTCAAGATAAAATTCGCATATCTTGGCTAGGATGGAGAACGGCGGATTGTCCAGCACCACAGCCTCATCCGGGTAATCATAGTTTTCATAATCTCCTCCAGGGTAAAACGGACGGACGATTTTCGACGTGTCAATCTCGTATTCTCTGCACGCCCATTCCTTGATTACTTCGTAGATTTCGGGCGGCGTGTAACAATCGTCTGTGGTTTTTTCGGCTTGAACTTTTCCACAAACGCTTCATATTCAGGGTTGTCCGAAAACACACTAATTTGTTCACCCATCCGAATTTAACTCCTCTGCCAATTCTCTCAGGCTCTGGCTGAGCCCGTCCTCTTTCGCTGTCTCTCCCGGCCCGCCACTGATGGCCGTCCACTTATCGATCAGCGTTCCGATGGCTGTGGTGATCTGCGCTGGTGTTGCCTCTGCCAGCTTCTCCGGCGAGTTCAGAGCTTTCAGACCTTTACCAATAATCTCGCAAACCACACCCCGCTGCTTTTCCATGTATGCCATGATGTCGGCGGTGTTCTCCTCTTTTTTCTGTTCACACTTTTCCACAAAATCCGCACTTTTCAGCACAATGTTCTTAACCGTGGTAGCGGATACGCCGTTGATTTTGGAGACAGCGTTATAGCTGCCCAACTGCACATAGTCAGCAATGATTTTCTTTTTTTGCTTGTCCGTCAGCCGTGCAGCCATGTCACCACCTCTCGCCTAAGTAGAGTCTACAAATGCCCCCCACCGCCACCGATAGAGCGCGCCCTCTCTCTTTCTTTTCGGGGGAGATTAAGGGGGGATTATAGGGGGGTAAGAGATAGGGGGATCGGGGGGAAGGGAGAGGGGGGATAAAGGGGGCCATCAAGAGGGGGACCTTTTCTTTCTCTCTCCCTTGCTTTCGTTTTGCTTTTGAAATGCTTTTAAATGCTTTTAAATGCTTTTCGCCGCCTACTGTCGAGCACTGGCTCGGATCCGGCCAGCCGTCACAGCCTGTTAAGCGATACACCCGTGTGGGTTGATTATAGTTCCATGTTCGGATATACTTTTTCCCACACTCTCATGTGATAAGTATTAACTTCGCCATAATTGGCGTCAAAAATCTTTCTTACTTCATAACCCATATTTGAGCTTTCGCTCTTTAGTTTCCTCCAGTCAAACTTCTTGTGTGATACTCCGTTCAGATTTGCTACACGCTTAATGGAGTACCACTCCTTGCTCCTATCCAGCTCAGTCTCCAGTGCCTTTCTCTTATCCTGCTCGTCTCTCAGCGCAGTAAGCAGTTTGATGCCAAACTCCGGAGAGTTTATCATCTTGTCGATCGTGTCCGAGGTCATGTAAGCTCCGTGCTTGCGAATGCTGGGTAATACCTCACTCGTCACCCAGCGCTTGAACTTCTTTGCCCCAGGCAGCTTGCTGGACAACACCAGGGAGTACAGGCCACTCTCATTGATGATGGTCATGTTTCTGGACTGGCTGCCGTCGTGGATCCCGACAGTAGCTTTATCCTCGTCATCCACGTGTCGATCGAGCGCATCCCGCGGATTGCTGTACCCAAGCGCCTCGGCTACATCCTTTCCCACCAGCCACGGCTCCCCGTCCAATTCCACAGTACGAATCTCCCCAAACTCAGGGTTCTTAAAAATCATCAAGTCGTTCATGTAGATACCACCCTTTCTATTTTATTTCCCACCTTTATGTTGACTCAGGGCAGGGGAGTAAGGTGGCACCTCCCTTTTCGGCCCGTCGGCCTAGCCCTGATCTTTTGTTTGAGAGGCGGCGGGGGAATATCCCGCCATGCGTTTCCTCTCATTGGGCCACCCCCGTCTCCTGCAACTGCGGGGCGGCAAATATTTTACGCTAATTTTAGCATTTCTCTATTGACAATACGCTAATATTAGCGTATAATGGAATCATCGAGAGAGGGACAACCCCAGGAGGTCATGACGATGAAGGTTACCGATGAAATGATCCGCAGAGTAAAGGAACTCGCCGATGAACTGTTTTACGACTACGAAATTGTTGGTATCCGTGTCCAGGAAGTCCCTTTTTCCCTCGGTGAAATGGATCATTGCTCCCATATTTGGGATGATGGAGAGGACACCGGCGAAGAGCTCCCCGGAGTATCCGTTATCCGTTCTGGCGAAGCTGAACTTGCGAAAGATTATTTCGGCGATTATATTGCTGTAGTAGCCGGGAACTCTTACACTTATGGCGAAGATCCTGGCGAGATCGTAATTGCGGACGCTGTTGTTGTGGAGGTGCTCGCATGAGGCGTAAGTATGGTGACTGCCAGCGGGCAGACGGCGACTGCACCGCCTGTTCCCTGGTCAACTATGGGCGCGACTGCCATAACAACCCCATCACCAATCTGGAGTGGTACCGCCGGGCGGCGGGCCTCAGCCAAAAGGAGCTGTCGGAGGCATCCGGCGTCAATATCCGCCAAATCCAGCGAGTCGAGCTGGGAGAGGCAGAGGCCGGAAACCTCACCACCAAGAACCTGTTAGCAATCGCTGACGCGCTTGGCGTGGAGTTGAGGAGGCTGATCTGATGGCTGTTGTTGTAAAGCCCCGCACCTGCCGCCAGTGTGGCGCTGTCTTTGATGGCGGCCCCCGCGCATGGTATTGCCCGGCCTGCCGCTTAGTACGGAGTAGAGAAGCAGACGCGAGGCGAAGAAAAAAGGGGCGAAAGGCCGACCGCCCTCTCGGAAGTATCGACAAGTGCACGGTCTGCGGGAAAGAGTATGTGGTAAAGTCAGCCAGGCAAAAGTATTGTCCCGACTGCGCCTATGAGGCCGTCCGCAAGGTGGATCGTCCAGCCTCACGGGCTTGGAACCAGGCCAACAGGGAAACTTACTATCCAGCCAGGAATGAAAAGCGCCGAAAAGAACGCGCGGAGAATCCAGAGCTGGTTCGGGCAAAAGAACGAGCTGCCTATGCCAAACGAAAATCTAAAACATAACCATCCTTCCGCCCCTTCGGGGGCGGCTTTTTTGCCCTCTCCAGCTCGTGCGCTTTTGGGGGCATAGATACCCCTTGCGGGGTATGTTGCTGGTTTGGTCAGGCTTTCCGGGGGCCTGTATGTAATCCGCTGCGCGGTGTTACATCATATTCTGCCTTTTTGCTCCCTCGATGCGCTGCTTTGCAATATCAAAGTATCCTGTGTCTAACTCCATGCCGATAAACTTTCGGCCCGTGTTGACGCAGGCAACGCCAGTTGTACCACTGCCCATAAACGGGTCTAAAACAACACAGTTCCGCTTTGTGCACTTTTCGATCAATTGTTCAAGGAGTTCAACGGGTTTCTCGTTTGGGTGCTTTAGTTCGTTTGGGAGGACACGACGGACTTTAATAATGTCTTGTGGTCGTTTCCCGTTGAATAAAAATTCTTTCTCGCTGCTAAAAATAATTGATTCATACCGGCTTGCAAAAGAATGTTTCAGATCGCCCATCCCGTGAATTTCTTTATCCCAAATCAGAACATTTTTCACTTTTAGGCTGCTGCTATTCATTGCATCAATGAATTTCTGCTGAACGTCCCATCTAGTGAAAACCATCACACATCCGTCAGGCTTTAGAAACTGCTTAATAAGTGGGATGAACTCTATAAATGGACGCTTGTCATTTTTGATTTTCGGCGTCCATTCTGACTTTTTCTTTTTCCATTGTGATTGATAATCAATACCGTATGGCGGGTCAGTGAGCACCATATCCACGCTTCCATTCGGTATATCTTTTAGTAATTCCAGGCAGTCACCCTGCATCAAATCCATATTTTCACCTTTTTGGTGCCACCGCCCGCCTCATGCGGCGAGGAGCGGCGTATAAAGCACCACCGCATGGATGATGCTTTGTCCGGCATACACCGGACTTTTCTGGAGCCACCGGGAGGAATCGAACCTCCAACCTACCGATTACAAGACGGTTGCTCTACCAGTTGAGCTAAGATGGCATATGTGCGCCGTCCCGCTTAGATTGTCACACCCTGGTCTCGGCGGCGACATCATGATTAGCCACTCGCAGGGCAGTTTTCAGTGGGATAGCGCCGGGGCAGGTCATAGCTGCCACCGCTTCCGCCTCCATGACAGGCGGGCGTCGTTACCCTTCTCCGGGGCCGTCAGACGCTCTAGGCTACCCGGTATAGTGTCTTTCCACAGTCAGCTCCGTGGCCTTTGGAGCGGTTTAATAAATTGGCTACCGCAAAAAGTGCGGGTCCTCAAGCCCTCGGCCGGAATCGAACCGGCGTCCACTATACCAGATCAGGGTATCGCTCTCACCATTGAGCTACAAGGGCATATTGCACACGGAGGGGGGTGGCGGCAGATCACCGACGCCACCCACTCTACGTGAAGGAGGAAAAGGGGGCGGAAAGAGAGTGGGAGCGCAGGGGCATACGCCCCCACACCCCCATTCTAAAGTAAGATTCTTTCTTTGCTGTCCAAAAAAGGACAATTTAAAAAATTTTACCTAAAATTTGTTCGTCCGGTTAAGTAGTCCAAACTTACCTCATAGTAGTCAGCCAACGCAATCAAGGCCGCCATATTAGGACGCGCCTCCCCACGCTCATACTTTCTTACCGCACCACTCGGTAGTCCGCATAGCTCCGAAACCGTCACCATGCTTTTGACTGGTCTTTTCTCTTCTCTTAACCTTCTCAGCCTCTCCGGGAACTCGTTCAAGTGCTATCCCTCCTCATGCTGTCCGCCCTCCCCGTCGTGGATGGAGCCCTCCGCAATATCCCTTGCCTTTACTGCGTCTGCAAGAGTACGATAAGCACCGATATATTTTTGCTTTCCATTTATGTAAGCATAGGCTTCAAATTTCCCGTGTTTCGAGAAGCAAATATTCCGTTCTCCTGTTTTATTTGTTGCCCTCAACCTTCGCTTATTAGGGGCGCAGTTTTCTTTATGCGTAACAAACTGGCAGTTATTGGGCGTATAATTCCCGTCCACGTCAATTCTGTCTATCTCTAACCCTGCTTTATAACCATGCGCAATCGCCCAGTCGCAAAAAGATTTTGGATCGCTTCTCCATGTATCATCCATAGTAATCCCACGCGCCCCATACCATCTGTAACTTTTGGCGTTTGGGTTTTCACATCTTGTTACAATCTGCCCCCACAGGCGATATACATCTGTTCCTTTATACCCATGTGTCCGCATATAGCACCTCTCCATTATCCAGCCGCTTGGCTTTGAAAAGGATTTCTCTCATTGTTTTTCCTCCATCATCGTTAAAGCCTTCTGCAAGCAAGCCTGTATCTCTTCACTGATAGCAGCATTGCTCTTTGCGAATGTACTGTCTAAGTAGTTTTTGTCATGGTAAGCAAGAGTTTCTAGAGCTAACGCAACACGAATGTACTCTTCTGACGTTTTGCATACACACTCAGGGGATTTCATTGGGCACCTCCGATGATCTCGTCAAGGGTGACGATTTCTCCGGGGCGGAGGGAGGGGAACAACTCTCGGTTTACTACGATAGAAACACCCATATCGCGCCGACTGGCAACTAATCCGCCGCCATATTCATTTCTTCTTACCACATCAACTTCCAGAATACGCTTTGTGCACTTGGCATCCTCCACCTCCTGCTCCGTCCAGCGGGGCTTTCGGATGATGCGGTCGGGGTGGTTAATAATTACAGCCAAATCATCCTCATTGTAGCAAGGGCTCCAGAGATCTCCCGTCTTATAATATCGCTTCCCGTCTGCTCCAATTTTGAAGGTGCCTCTATTTACCTGATTTGCGCCGAAATCGTATGTAAATTCTTCGCCTACCTCAACACCCAGCACCTGCGCAATTCTTGGTTTATTCACTTGTTGTCCTCCTCCTTGATTTTCAGGTACTTTTCGATGGCTTTTCCCAAAGTTAATGTATCATCCTCCACCACCTCGAACCCCATCAGGCGGGCGGCTTCGTAGGGGCGGGACCTTCTAAACCCAATGCAATTTTCTTGGGTTTGGTTCATCGAACATTCACAGCAATTTCTACCCCTACAAAATTGCCCGTGTGCTTGCTCGTCTGTCACCGCTTCCCCCGTCTCAGGGTTACGAAACTTCATTGGCGGCCTCCTTCTCCTTTTCCTGCTCCCTCCGTAGTGCGGCCTTGGCAGCGTCGCGGGTCAAATAGACTTCGACCTCTTTTATCCTGGCGTGGCGTTTCTGACAGATATCGCAATAAAAGCTATCCACGATGTACGCTTTTATTTTTCCGTCTTTGTCCGTCTGGGCCAGTTCGCGGAGGCGGTCAGGCGTTATGCCAAGGGCTTGCCCAGCCAACTTCAAAATAGTATCCTCACTAAATGCTCGTTTGAAGTCCTCCGGCTCCAAGCCAGTCTCCTCATAGGCTGCGAGGCGGTCAACGTGCGGACCGTAATCTTCTCCTCCTTCGGCATCGATAGCTACAAACCATTTTCCACCACCATGCCCATTGTCACACCAGTATGTCAGTCTATCCATACTCACCCCTCCTCCGGGCCGCGCCTTAGATACTTCGGCATACACTTAGCCCAGGGACCCAAGACATGCTCTGCCTCTTCCAACGCATCGGTTTCGTAGCTATGCGGGGTTTCTTTGTCGCTGTTGACATACGCAAACCACATCATAGCGAGAGCCCGCTTCACCTGCTCCAGCTCGGCACGCAGCTTGGCGTTTTCGGCCTGGAGCGTGGAGAGGGCGCTCCGTACTTTCTCCACCACGGTTCTCATGTTCTGTACTGTGTAGTCGTCCCAGCTGGTTATCCAGCGCAGGAACAGCTTCTCTCTCTCCGTCAACTCTACACCCCGTAAAATGTCCTCAAATTCCGCTGGGATTTTCATTATTTTTCCCCCTTTCTGGCGGTCCATCAAAGGCCATCCAGTATTGGCCGTACAGATCTAGGCTAAACGGTTTGATGTGCTTGCAGTACAGATATCCATCCCTGCACCCTTCTGCAATCTCCAGGCCGCCCCATTGGATCTGGGCTATCCCTGCTCCCTCAATGTAGATTGCGGTCTCCTGGGTGATGGATTCCAGCTCTTGGCGGGGGTATTGGCGTCTCATGGCGATACCTCCGGTGGGCGGCGGTAGCAATCTGCTGCCCGTCTCTTGCAGTATGCGCAAGGACACTCGGCCCCATTTTGGTATTCCCATTCCCATTCCCATTTCCCGTCTTCTGCGCATCCCTCGCAGGTCAGCGGCTCGTTCGGCGGGGTGAGGGTGGACAGGCGATCGGCCAGATACTCTGCCAGCCAATCCGAAAAACGCACATCTTCCGGCTCGTTCCGCTTGGCCTCGATAATCAGGTCAAGCATGGCCTGTTTATTGATTCCCCGCATCGTTCAGCGCCTCCAATCTCTGCAACTCCTCCGCGCTCAGAATCGGCGCGCGGGTGTTCCATATCTGCCGTGCTTCTTCCAAGTCGTAGCCCGCCGCCATAAACCCACACGGGCATTCAATCATTACGCATGCCATTACAGCCCTGTGCTTTGTGTCTTCACCCCTGCAACCCGGGCATGGCAGCAGCACCCCCGCATCCGTCAGCCGCTTGGCCGCCTCGTGGTCGCCCAGCAGGGCGCGCGTCTTATCGTCCATCGTTCGGCACCTCCTTGATTGCTTTCCATCGCTCTTTACGGCTACACGTCCCGACGACTGCATCACAAATGCTCTTGGACGCACAGCGCTCACATGGTCCCGCCCTAAAAAACTGTTTCATATACTCTGTGGTGGTTGATATGGAGTATCCGGTGGCCTGGGCTATCGTCTCCGGCCCATACCCGTCCAGCGCCATGCGCTCCAGCAAATCACGGGACGGTTTTGGCTTTTTCGCCCTGGTATGTAGGAGGCAGCCAACTCTTTTCGGGTTGCAGTCCGGCAGCGGGCACCGCCCACAGAGTTCGGCCTCCTCTGTATCCCGCTCCGTAATCCTGCGCTCCGCAATAGGCTCCATCGCGTCCAGGCTGCGCCAGGGGGCCACCGCTCCGCTGATGCCGTAGGGGTCTGCGGTTATCACAGCTCCTGCACCTCCACCCGAATACATCCCCCGTCCCAAAGCCTATGTATAACCTGCCTGTACCAGCGGTGATCGTCGTCCGGCAGCAGGTATCCCTTGAGCGCGTCCACCACGGCTTTGGCGATGGCAGCGTGGTTGTCAATGTCCAGCCCGTCGTCCCATGCAAAGGTGATGGAGACCGGCCCATGCACCATTCCACGCCGCACGCGGGCCTGTTTCAGCGCGACCAGGGTCAGCGCATGGAGCTCGTCGGCGTCCTTCTTCCGCTGCGCCCAGTGCTTGCCGGAGTAATAGGCGTTCAAGCCAAAGCGGCGGCAAAAGGCCGACTTGCCTTTTTTCGTGGGCGGGTATGGTATGTCAAATCTGATTGTTCCCATGTCCAAGCGCCTCCAGTGCCCGGTCCAGGGCTTTTACGATCTCACCGTGATCATGGGCCAGGTCAGACCAGGTCTCCATAATGGCGCGATGTTTGTCTCTCAGGGCGGACAAAACATCCGCCGCCTTTTCGTCTGTCACTGATATCACCTCGCTGGTATAATCCGCCCCACCGCCCGGTAGAACGCCGCGTAGCACGTACCGGTGCTGGCGTGCCGGTTTTTAGCCAAAATAATTTGCATATAGTCGGGCTCCCACGGGTCGGGCCGCTCCTGGTTGTAATAGCTGTTGCAATGTAAAAAGATTACGCCGTCCGCATCCTGCTCCAGTGCCCCGGTGTCCCGCAGGTCGGAGATCTGGGGCCGCTTGTCCTGCCGCTGTGCGTTCTCCCGGTTGATCTGCGCCAGGCAGAGCAGCGGGACTTTGAGCTTCCGTGCCAACGCCTTGAGCTGCCCCGACACCTCGGTCATAGCCTCATAGCGGTTTTTAGCCCGCTCCTCTGTCCGGATCAGCCCGAAATAGTCCACAACCAGTAGCTTGAGCCCCTTAACCTTCCGGGCCATGTTGGCGATATCGTCCACGGTAGCGCGGGGCTTGCGGTTTGTGTAGACAGGTATCTGGGAGACCTTCGAACTCCACTCCGCCGCGCGGGCTCGCTCTTCGTCCCCAAGATTGCCCATCATGAGGGCGTCATAGGAAATCCCGGCGGCCCGCGACAGCCGTTTGGCGGCCAACTGCTCCTCATCCATTTCCAGGGAGACGAAGAGCACTGGCCCCCGCTGCTGGGCCACCTGATCCGCCACGGCCAGCCCGAAGGTGGTCTTGCCCATGCCGGGCCGGGCGGCCAGAATGTAAAATCCGCTGTTCAGCAGGCCGCCGCCCAGCAATCGGTCTAAGCTCCGGTAGCCCGTAGGGACGTAGCCGCCGGCACCGGCATCCACCCGCTCCCGGTGCCGGTAATAGGCCAGCAAAGTATCCCCGGAGGTAGCCAGCTCCCTTGCGGTGTCCTGAGCCTCAATGGCCTCCAGCTCTCGCTGTGCGGCGGAAATCAGCTCCCTAGGGGTTTCCTCCAGGGTAGATGCACGCCGCTCCAGTTCCTGCCCGAGGGCAACCAGGCTCCGCCGCATGGACGCCCGCCGGGTCTCCTCCGCGTAAATCCCGGCGTTGGCCGCTGTGTTGGTGGCCTGCATCAGCTCCATCATGTAGGCGTCGCTGACTGCACCCCTGGCCTCCGCCCGGATGCTCACAGGGTCTACCGGCTCCTCACGCCGGTAAAGCTCAACCGCCGCCCGGAAAATCGACCGGTTCGCCTCCAGCACGAAATCCGCCTCTGTCAGGTGCTCCAGCACTTCTGGTAGACATGCATCGTCCAGCAGGATAGAGCCGCATACCGCGCTCTCCGCCTCCAGTGCGTCAATCGTCATAGACTACAACCTCCTGTCCATCCTCGTCCCGCTCCAGGTGATAGGCCCTGGGGCGGTATGTCTCCGTAGTGGCTGGCTGCTCCGCCCTTCGGCGGGCTTCCCAGGTTCGCACGGCGGCTTTCCAGTCTACAATGGGCCGCCCTGCTCCGTATTTCCACCCCCGCGCTGCGTAGAAGTCCACAAAGGCCTCCGGGTCTATGCCGTTCCCCCGTTCCTGGCAATAGGCGCGGACTTCTTCCACCGTTGGGGGGACTTTCTTTTTACCCCCTTTAGGGGGTTTTTCTTTGGGGGATGGGGGAATAGATATGGGGGGTGTGGGGGGAGAAGGAAGCGGGGAAGGGGGCATGCTATCTCTTGCTAGATTTTGCTTTAATTTGCTAGACTTTGCTATGCCGCCTTTCCGCCCGTTCTCCGCACGTTTCCGCCCTGTCTCTGTATCCTTGTCCATCTGCGCTTTCAAAATTAGATAGATTGACTTCTCAGCACCACGGGGTTCAACCGTACCTCCGCCCCTACTGTATTCCAGAAGGGACATAAGCAACCGGCCACACTCCGCTTCTCCGAGGGCCAAAATGGCGTCGGCGCAGATTATAGGGATTTTAATGTATTCCATAGGGCGGCGGCCCCCTTAAAACGGGAGCTCGCCGTCCTCGTCGGCATCCTCAAAAGGGCCGGACATCCTCGCCTTCCATGTGACTGACTTCTGCACCTCATCTTGCATCCAGGTGGGCAGCAACTTCAGGGTCTCTTCGGCGTCCTCGGCGTCCATATCAAACTGGATCGGCTCGTTTTCAAGGGGTGGCACTTCCATACCCTTCATCGGTTTGGAGATACCGGCAATCTTGGCGTAGGTGCCGCCATTCTTGCCCTCCTGGTTGACCACGGTAAGTAAACAGGGGGCGTTGATTACATTCGCCAGATTGAACCCGGCCAGCTCTTCTTGGGTAAAGGGCTTACCGCGCCAGGCGTCCAAATCATGGCGCAGGGTGGACTTCTCGTGGAGGGAGGCGGTGTAGGGCTTGCTAAGCCAGCGGGGCTTGTCCTCACCGTCTACCTGCACGCGCTCCGTGGGCAGCTCAAAAATAAGCCGCACCTTTTCTTGATCCTTGTTGTTGAAGTCGTTGTGCTGGATGCCCAGGTCGACTACGCCCACGCAGCGGGCCGGGTACGCTCCGGGCTCAATGGGGGCACTGCCGCCGCCCTTGGTCTCCTTAACTGTCAAACTCATGTTGCTTGTCCTCCTTATCAAATGTAATCGGGCACTCATTCCCCATCCCGTCAAATGGATAGGGCAGGAACTCGCCGGTGAGGGCGCATTGGTGGCGCTTGAGGCCCTCCCGGTATTGGATGTAGGGGCACCACTGGCAGACTGTCATGCCGTTAAGCTAAGGAAAGTAAACTTTGACTTCTGCCTTGCCGGTGGCATAGTAAGAAACACAATTTACTTTCATGTAATCGCCCCCTTTTCAACCCATCCGGTGATATCAATGACTTTTTCCATCATACGTACCGCTCCACTTCCAGCCCCATCTCCAGCGCCACCTGCTCCGGGCTGTCTCGCAGGGCCTTGTTGACTGCGGCCCGGAAGCAGTCCGGGCAGAGCCACCGCCCCTCCCACTGAAACCGGGCCTCACCGTGGTAGACCTCCTGGCGGCACTTCTCGCAATAAGCAGATGCCGGAGTCGTCTGGCTGTCATACAATGGGATGTGCATTACAGCTCCTCCTTCTCCAGTCCGTTTCCCTGGATTTCGATATAAGAACGGTACATAGATCCGCTTTGCTTCTCCTTTCCTATGGAAACTACATAGCCCAGCTTAAGAAGAAGCGTACCAAGGTCAAGCCAGTCCTGATTGGACATATTTCCATTGCGCTTTTGATACAATTTCATTTGACTTTCCTTTCTAATTGTCATAAAATGTAAATAAACAAATGTTTCCCTTGCCGCCCTCCGGTCTTGCACACCGGGGAGCGGCGCTTTTAATATAGCTCGATTGCAAAGCCATCTTTGATGAGCTTTGGGCGCTTGCCATTTACCTGCTCCGGCCTTATCCCAAGTTTGCTAATTACGCCTGCCATTGGTATGGAGAATCCGCCGGAATATCTCGACACAGCAAAGCCTTTTTTACTGCTTGTGAAATGGAACAGCAGATAATTTCCGGCCTTTCCAATAAGTACATGGGTGGAAACATTGGGGATACACTTTGCGGCAGCAGAGCTTACATATAGGGCGGTGTTTGGGCTTGCCAGCTTCACGTATTGCTCTGTGCCCGTCTTCTGGATTATCTCTTCGTCAGTGCCAATTTCGATAAAATCTAGGGTTTCATTCATTTTCGTTCCCTCCAGGTATTTCGATGACCGCCCACACATCGTCGATGCTCTCCGCGCCCTCCAGTCCGGTGATCTGGATGGTGAGCGGGCCGGTGGGCGTGGGGGCCGGAGTGGTGGTTGCTGCCGGGGTCTCAATGGCTGGCTGTTCCGGTTCCTGGTTCCAGATGATTTCAACTAGTGCAACCAGCGCCAGCAGCAGAAAGAGATATGCAATGGTCACGATCAGTTGTTTCTTCATAGGCTGACCGCCACCAGAATAGCCAGCACCAGCGCCGCTCCGGCAACCACCGCCAGTTGTACCCGCTGGGCCACCGCCTGCGCCTGCTGTACCCGGCGGCGGTAGGCCCGGTAGCTGTACGCCTTTGCGCGCCTGTCGCGCTCGGTTTGTGCTCCCATAATTTTCACTCTCTTTCATTAGTTGAAAAGCTCTGTCTTGAAATCGCTCATTTCGCTTTGAATGGTGCTCGCCACCGCCGTCCGTATCATGTGTACGATGGTTTCGTAGTCAAAGCACGGTACGCCCTCTCGCTTGTACTTAACCAGCCCGCCGGGGCTGATCTTGTATGTAAGCGCCTTGTCCTTGACCGCAATCCCGAAGGTTGCCCGGCCCTCTCTGAGCGCCAGCCTTACCGTCTGTTCCGGCCAGTCTAAATACCGGGCCGCAACGTCCACTGGAACATTGTCATACGCTAGTATCTCAGCGTCCGTTGGGATCGGCGGCCGCGCTCTGGTTCTTGGCCTCATCGTTTTCGCCTCCCTTCTCCCCGTGGAGCCGCTCATGCTCATCCCAAGTCATCCCATAGTAAGCCCGGCATAGGTCGTCCATGACGCGGCGTGCATTTGCGAAACGGTTCTCAATCTCCCGCTTCGTGCTAGTCTCGTTGAGCTGTCCATCTTTGGTCATAAAAAATCCTCCAATCTTGCCAGAGGCCGGAGGATGTGATATACTGTCTCCGATACCTCGTAGCGTCATTACGTGGTGTCATGCCCTGGTCGGTGGTGCAACACTGGCCGGGGCGCTTTTTGTTGTGCTCCCTTAAATTTATGAAACAAGGAAATGCATTGCTATCCAAAAAATCGTTATTGCGGAAAGCGCAGAAACCGTTGTCGCATTTATTTCCTCATCAAAGAGCCAGTAAATAAATATGTACCCAATTTCAAAACCTGCAAAAGCTAAAGCTACCCATTGGAACATCCACGACCCCCACTTTCGTACTCGATGGATTTGTTTCCAAAGATATCTATTGCATAGTTCTTAGCAATTTCATCTTGATTCCGCTGGCTTTGTAGTGTAAGTACGAGGTCAGCAATTTCTTTAGAATCAGCCTCAATGATGATCTTCATTCCGCTCGCCTCCCTTCTATGCTCCGCCCCCGTCAGGAGCGGGCTTCTTTCCCCGATTCCACGGCGTAGCCTAGTTTAAGGTACACCATTGTAACCTTCTTATTTTTTTGATAAAATGGCCTTGAAGGAGGTGAAAGATATGGAAATCAATCTTACGAAGGACGCAAAAAATATGCTATATTCGTTGTATCAGGCGTATAAATGTCGGATAAAAAACGGTGTACCGAAGAAAGCGGCTAAAGAATTTCTGAGTCTTGAAAAGATACAGGCCGACCTTTTCCCAACTTGGCCTATAGACGATATTCTGGATACTATTCTGGAATTACAGAACGCCGGTCTTGGTAGGCACTACATAAGGCAAGGCATTATTCTGAGCGAAAACGCTATTGCCTATATGGAAAACAGATTTAAGTCCGAAGCATTAGGCGTGGTTGACATGATTTCAAAGTTTATTCCCTGACTGCTCTGCTTCATTAGGTGGTGCCTGTCGATATTCAACTTCCGCTATCTGGTTGTATTCCACCTCCGCGTCAAGCGTAATGACCACTTGATCGTATCTTTCGTCAGAGCTGCAATGAATCATAATATCGGTGACTGTATTGAGCTTTTGACCATTGACTTTTACGTATGTTTTGCTAATCTCAATCTTGTCCATAGCTATCACTTCCTCGTCCCGCCTTTATGGGCGGGCTTCTTTTTCTCCATTGGTGCTATCTTTCTTCTTGCGTTTCCGTGCGGGCCTGTCCCGCCGCCCCTCAGCATATCCAGCGATATAGAGGAGCGCTTCTTTGGGGAGAAGGGCCAGGTTGTCGGCAATACTCTGGGCATCGGCCAGGTTTTCCAAATTCACATGCATAGTTTCACCTCCTGACAAGCTTTCAACCTGGTACAATAATATATCAACCAAGTTTAAATGTCAAGCATTTATTTCAACCCAGTTGAATTTTTCTCTTGCATTTTGATTATCTCCATGATATACTTCGTTGTACAGAGTAGGAGGTATAAATAGTGAAAACCATAGCTGAGCGAATTATGGAAGTGGTTGAAGAAAAGGGCGGAAACAAAAGTGATTTTGCCCGTAAAATTAACGTTACTCCAGCATACATTTCCAAATTAGGAAAAGATCCAAACTGCATTCCTAGCGATCGCACCATTGCCGACATCTGCCGTGAATTTAACATCTCCGAGCTCTGGCTGCGTACCGGAGAAGGAGAGCCCCATATCCAGAGGGACGAGGACGAGGAGTTCCTCGAAGTCATGGAGCAGATCCACATGTCTGATGATGATCTGATTAAGCGGATTATTAAGGCATATTGGTTTATGGAGGACGACGAAAAAGCCGCCATCAGAAAACTGATAGACGGCTTTACAAAAAAATAAGGCCCCGGTTTTCCGGAGCCTTTTTATCACTTATTATGTAGTTTTTCGAGGACGAGGGCGCGCGTAAGGAGCGATTTCAAATAAGTTTCATTTTTGTTCCGCTCCATGACAAGTTCAATCTCTTTTTTAAGCATATCAACAGTTTCTCCATTCGGCGTCATTTCGCGCCCTCCTCCCAGTTTGTGCCACTCCCAATCAGAACTATGTAATTTTTCTAATTTTGGCACATTTTGTAGCCTCTGTTTGCACTATACGCCCTGTTTACCTTATATTCTGTCAGGTTTTGTCGATGCTGGAAAATTTGTTTCTGTTGACTATTATTATAGAACATTAGTTCCATTTTTCAAGATGGGAATATCACCAAAAAAGAAGTGTAAATTTTCTGTGCGCGTTTGATCGCTTCCGATATAATGCACGGATTATCGGACTTTTGCATGAGCGTAAAAGAACCGCCAGAGTGCGGTAAAATAGAGAGGAGAATGGGATATGGAAAATGAAGCTATCAACGGGACTAACCCAGAAGTCGGCCAGACCACTCCACCCGAATCGCCCAAAAAGTTTTGTAAATATTGTGGCGAGCGCATCGACATTGACTGTGTTGTTTGCCCTAAGTGCGGAAAACAAATCGAGGCGCTCAGGCAAGACCCGTCTCAGGTAATTATCAATAACAATGGAAGCGATTACCCCTATAAAAGTAAAACCGTCGCTCTGCTCTTGTCTATTTTCGTTGGCGGTCTTGGGATACACCGTTTTTATGTCGGGAAACTCGGAACTGGAATTATCTGGTTGTTGACTGCTGGTTGTCTTGGAGTCGGCTGGATTATCGACATCATTATGATCGCCGTAGGCAGTTTCCGGGACAAGGCGGGCATGCCGTTGCAGTAAATAGAAAGGGTAGATATAGTATGCTGGATGAAAAAGATTTGCAGGCAATCGCACAGTTGATGGAGAAGCAGAAACAAGACATCATGTCTGAAACGAAGGGCTTGTTGGAACAGCAGAAACAGGACATCATGCACGATGTAAAGGTTTTATTGGACACGGAGGTCACAACCCGATTTAACCTTTTGGCCGAGGGACAGCAGGTCATTATGGACGCCATCACGCCAAAAAGTGAAATCGAGGAACTGCGAAACGAAGTATCCGTGCTTAAGCTGGCGATCCGCACCATGAATCAGGAAATCGCCGAACTGAAAAAAGCGCAATAAAAATACCGCCCCCGGTGCTGGAACACCAGGAGCGGCTCACATAGGGGTGATAAGGTTTGGCCGCCATTATCACCCCTTTATTTTACCAGAATAGGGGGAAAAGTCAATGAGAAGAGCGAATGGAACTGGAAGTATTGTAAATCTTGGGCCAAACCGCAGAAACCGATACGCCGTCAGGGTGTCGTATTTGGAGCGGCCCGGACTGTGGAAGCAAAAGTATCTATCCTACCACAGAACTGCCAAAGAAGCACAGGAGGCCCTTGACAAATATTTGGCATCTAATATCCCGGCAAAGTCACTCGCCGTTACCTGGGGAGACGTATACAATCAGTGGTCTGCCAAAAAGTATGCAAAGGCAGGAGCTGCCTCTATCGCCAGCTATAAGGCTTCTTGGGCGCGCCTCTGTGTGCTAGAAAAAAAGGATATGTGCAAGGTTACGATTGACGACCTACAATCTATTATTGACCAAGACGAGGCAAACGGATTATCGAAATCTAGTATTAGCAATGACAAAATGCTTATGAAAGCACTTTTTAAGCACGCAACAGAGCGCGATATTGTGTATAAAGACTATTCCGCTTTTGTGGAACTTCCAGGAGTTGAAGCAAAGCACGAAAAGGGTGCTTTTGATGATATCACAATGCGTAAATTGGAGAACCTGGCGTCCTCTGGATTCCCTTGGGCTGATACCGTACTAATGCTATGTTATACTGGATTCCGGGTGTCCGAGTTTTTGGGGCTTACCAGATTCTCGTATCATTCGGAGGAGAATTATTTGCAAGGAGGTCTAAAAACCCAGTCCGGGAAAAATCGAATTGTCCCAGTGCATCCTAAAATCATGCCATATCTGACCAAGTGGCTGTCCAGGGACGGTAAAACTATTATCTGTGATGATGACGGGAATGCAATACCCGCATACAAATATCGGCCTCTTTTCGCCAAAGTTATGGAAGAATTAGGGGTACCCTCCGCCACCCCCCATTGGTGCAGGCATACCGCCGCGTCTAGGATGCGGATGGCCGGTGTCGACGAAGTTGCTATAAAGCGCATCTTGGGGCATTCAGACGGAGATGTAACCGAGCACTATACGCACGTAGATGTTTCGTTTTTGGCTAAAGAGATCCAGAAGGTTTCCTAAGTATTTGTAACTTTCTTCTTAAATATGTGCAAATAGAACAACGCACTAAAAGTTCAAAAAAGTTGCTTTTATTGTTCGCTTTTCTTATTGTTCTAGTATTTTTAGTTCTAAAATTAGATGAACTTTTAATGTGTTTGTAATTCATTAGAAAAAGAAACCTAGCAATTGCAATGGTTACA